GTCGCTGACCCGGATCATCATCGCTACCAGGAGTTCTTCGAAGACGGCGCCGATGTGCTTACGACTATACCCGCGCCGCATCGCCATGAAGGCCGAGACCAGCAGGCGACCCACGACCGCCGATTGCCTCTGCCGCTCCGCCACCATCGCCTTCCGAGAAATTCCAGATCGCTCTAACGCCAAGATAGTCCACCTTCACTATTAGCCCCAGTCGCCATTTAGCAAAGGTGAGCCGAAAGCCAACGTGCAGAGATGCAGTCCAGCCAAGACCTAATGTTCGGCGCCGCAATTCCCTATGCGCTCTTTATATCGCCCCCATGAGGCAACGAACCTGTTGCAGATTGATCGGCTGTGCAATGAAAACCGGTGGCGGGAGTTCACAAAAAAACCCGCCCTCGCGAGCAGCGCGAGGGCGGGCCAGTCAAGGCGGGGACCGACTGATCAAGAGGATCAGAACGGCGCGTGTGTGAATTCCCGCCACAACCTCAATACGTCGAATGTCCAATTCGGTCACGGTGAAAATCGCATCGCGTCCGAATCGCTGATTGCGGCACTCGCCGCATTCACATTTGTTGGTTGCGTCGCGACGACGACGCGCCTGTGGCCGATTGATCACAATAGCGCGCGCTATTTCGCCGCTCTCGATGCTGCTCGCGCCTCTTTACAACCGCTAGCGACGCTTCGCGCGAGCGCGCATCAGCGTCCCCGCCGCGCCTCGCAAACTGATCCAATTGCATTTTCGATGACCAATTTGGTTAGCGCAAAACACGTCAGACGTACTCGGGACCGACCTCGCGTTTAGGTTGGTTATCCTTTGGTCGTGCATTTTTGCGGGTGGCCGACAATTTCTCGCCCTAATTGACAATCCAATGATTGACCCGAGGACGCGGGGACAACCACGCGCCTCAATCGCAGCGGGCAAACCCGCGCAAAAAGAAGAAGCGTGTGTGGGATTTGATGGGCCATGCGAAAGTGTGGAGACTGTCAGCTTTGCTGTAAGCTGTTGCCGGTGCCGCCCCTAAAGAAGGGCGCAGGCGTGGTTTGCCAATTTCAGAGGTTTCGCAAGGGTTGCGCCGTCCATCACACGGCGCGGATGCCGTTCGAGTGCGGCGTCTGGAATTGCCGCTGGCTCGTCAACGACGACGCCGCCGAACTGTCCCGGCCGGATCGCGCGCACTACGTCATCGATCTGATGCCGGATTTCATCACCATCACGAATGGTGACGGCTCTAAGCAGAACATCCAAGTCGTCCAGATTTGGGTTGATCCCAAATTCCCGAACGCGCACCGCGACCCGGCCCTGCGCCGCTGGCTCTATCGCCGCGCCGAGGACGGCATCGCCGCGCTCATTCGCTTCAACGCCCGCGACGCCCTCACCGTGTTCGCGCCGCCCTTCGACGAGAAGGGCGAATGGCACGAGATCAGCGGCGCCAGGACCGGCGCCACGCATTCATTCGCAGAGATCGAAAAGGCGCTCGGTGGTCGCGCGTCGGCGATCATCGAGCGATAGAGGAGGAAGGAAGCGCAGATGGCCTATTCCAATGAGCTGACCGAGATCGCGATCAACGAGCTGAAGGCGCACGGCATCAAGGCGCACCTCCGCGACACCAATGGCGGCCATATCGAGATCGCGTGGCAGGTCGTGCCCGAGAAGGAGGTTCGCAAGATCGTCGTCGCCAAGACCACTAGCGACTGGCGCTCACGCTTGAATACCCGCGCCGACGTGCGCAGGCTGCTCCGTGCCGACAACGTCTCGCTGAAGATGTCGCAGGAGAAGCCGAAGAAGCCGACGCAGTTGCAGGCCGAAAAGGCAATGTCGTTGCCGCAGGCAGACGTGCTGCCCATACCGGACCAAGTCGCCGCGATGCGCAGCGAGATGGCTGATCTCAGCGAGCTGGTGGTGCGCCTCGTCAAGATCGTGACCGGTGTTCGCGACACCATCGCGGCCTATGTGCCGAAGCCCGTGGAAGTCGCTCCAAAACCGGCCTCGTCGCGCAGCGTCAAATTGGTCGAATACCTCTCGCACGACCGATGGGTGACCATCGACACGCTGCCGCGCGACACCGGGCTCACGGCAGAGCAGATCAAGCTGAAGCTTCAGTATCTGAAGAACCACGACGAGATCGAGATATTCCGGGGACAGGTCAAGCTGAAGCCGCCGAAGGAGGGAAAGGCAGCGAAGAAGAAGGTTCACTGGAAGACCGCGCAGAAGATGGCGAGGGAGGCGGCCGAGGCCGCGAAACCGCCAGCAGGGAAGAACGGGAAGACGGCCAAGGGAGCACTTCGTGCGGCTGGGTCTATCCGTCCCGCTCGTGCCGCTCGCGCAGTTTTCGGCTGACTTCGAACGCGAGCGCCATCTAGTGCCGACTGGCTCGCACACCAGAACAGCGGCGCCAAGAAGAAGCGGAAGGCCAACGGCCACGCAAAAATGTGGAGAAAGTGGAAATCATGGGACGTAAGGCAGCGGCATATCGGAAGATCAACAACACCAACAAGCGTTCTGCCGACGAGCGCGACGTGCGGATCGGTCAGCGTCTTCGCACGCGCCGGATGGAACTGAAGATCAGCCAACAGGAGCTTGGCGATGTGCTCGGCGTCAGCTTCCAGCAGATCCAGAAGTACGAGAAAGGCGTCAATCGGATCGGCGCCGCGCGGCTGGTGCAACTCGCCGAGGCGCTCGACACGAACACCGGGTATTTCATCGGCGAACTGGAAAAGGGGCGCGGCCACGAGAGCGCGTTCGGCGAGTTCCTGGCGACTCGCGAAGGCGTAGCGATCGTCGAGGCGATGATCACCATCGACGAGGAGCGAGTGCGACGGCTCATTATCGATATCGCCCGCACGCTCGGGGATATCTGCAAGGCTGCATGATCGATCAGGCGGACTTGCTGAAACGGATCGGCGCGATCTGACCCTCGTTTGGCACCCGGACGGAGCGAGAGCGATCGAGATCGCGGGCATGTTGCGCGAGTTGAATGCTATGCTCGACATGCCCGCTTCGGATGCGATGGAAGCGAGAAAATGACGGACGACGGCCACGAGCGGCACATTGCGGATGCGGCGCGGATCATCGATCAATATGCCTTTGGCAAAAATCCCAACGAGGCGATGCTCCGCCGCCAGCAGATTGCGACACGCAAGGCCACCGACATCATCGGTATGCAGCACGCAATGATCGCCGAACTGGTCGGCGAACTCGCGGTCGCGCACAAGCAGATTGCCGACATGCTCGCAATCTCGTCGACCTTGAGCAGCAATTTCCAAAACGAACTCGGGCCCGGGATCGAGCGGCGCGCCGAATTGCTCGCCCGCCATGGGAGGACGCCCAATGACTGAGGATTATGATTTTCAAGTGGCCTTGCGCGAGAGCGATGGGCTGGTCGAGCAGATCAGGCCGATCCTCGCCGGGCAAACTCCCGAGGTGGTCGGCGCCACGCTCGCCCAACTGCTCGCGATCTTCATCGCGGGCCACGCACCGCCGCTGCGCGAGACCGCGCAGAGATTGCTGATGGACTGCGCCGAGGGACTGGTCCCGGTCATGGTTGAGGAAATGATAGAGGCGGGCCGCGCGCCCCCGGAGTGGCGCGCGTGATGCTCAAATTTGTAAGAGTTGGGCGGGTCTCCTGGCTACGTCAGCTTGAACTCTTCCTGATTCCAGCGTGCATTCGTGAAGGCGTTCAGCATCAAACCAAGGCGGCCCGGGTCAGTAACCAGCAGGTATTGCCAGTTTCCGTATTGGGTGAGCCGCGTGACGGCCTCGGTCCATCGCTCGGCCGCTTTGGCCTTGGCATCAGCGCTGTCGGACACCTGCCCCTTGATCTCGACGACAACGTTTTGATCCTTATCAGTCACAACGATAAAGTCCGGCACATATTTCGCTGGGAGCCCGCGGCTGCGGTATGGGATGAAGAAGCCGAGCCGGTCATTCTTCACCCATTTCCTGACGCCTGGATGCGTGTCGAGAAGGAAAGCCGCGCTCTGCTCCCATTTCTGGGTGTCGGCCGCCATCGCGTTGAGATGGCATCGGGTGACGGGATAGATCGGCTTCGTCGTATGAAAATCGACATATAGCGTACTGCCCCGCCCAGCCGCGCCTTGCGGGATGATGGCTACTTCGGCGTCGGTTGTTGATGAACCCTTCTTTATCGCATCAAGCAACGCACCGATGGCAGCCTGCATGTATTCACCGACGAGTAAGACGTCGCACGCTTGGCTGTCTCCCTTTCTTTCCAGTTTTTCTGCGAGGAAGCGTTTGGCGGCAAAGACGACACGTGGGAAAAGCTGCTGCACCGGCACGGCCGCCGCGCCATTGTCCGCATGCCAGCGGAGACAGATTTCACGCGCGAGGCGGAAAGCGACGTGCTGGTCGCGGAACAGCGCGCGCCAGTCTTTGAGCGAAAGGACCGGCTTTTCGCCGGGGCCGTAAGCGGCGAGGGTGCCGTCGGGTGTCGTGAGCGGCGTGAGTTCGACCAACTGCGGGATACGCATAGGGTCAATAGTGACTTTCGCCACCTGATCCCAATCTACTGCAACCTCGAAGCTACCAGACTGATGATAGCCGGTCACGATCGGGAACGTGATCTCGTATTCCGCCTTCTCGGGCACCGAATAAATATGGTTTGGCTCTGGCTGTGGCGGTTGCGGCCCGGCCGGGGCGACCTTGAACGGGATCAACTCGAACGGCACACCGAAGACCTTGGCGGTTTCTTCGGCGAACGTCTGGGTTTCCTCGTTAAGAGCGTAGCTCTTGCGGCGCAGGGCGCGACCAACGACCTGCTCGCAAAGAAGCTGCGATCCGAACGGCCGCAGGCCGACGATATGGGTCACGGTGTTGGCGTCCCACCCCTCAGCGAGCATGGCGACGGAAACGATGCACCGCACATCCCGTCCTGGCGGAATACGGTCGTCGATCCATCTCAGAGAGCCGTCATTGTCGTCGCTCGCGGCCTTCTCGTTGTGCTTACGCACGAGTTCGGACCATTCGTCCGGCACTTTGCCGCCGGGCCATTCGGCTTTGCCGACGGTATCGAGAATGAAGCGCAACCGCCGAGTCTCGTCCTTAGTGCCGCCTGCCTCGATGTCCTCGATCACCTTCGAATCGATGCGCACGGTCACTTCCCGGCCGGGCGCGTTGCGAAACCATGGCGGCGAAACGCCGTAGCCGTCATTGCCGTTTGCGAGCCAGGAGTGAACCTCGCGCGCGACGGCGGTATCCCGGCAAACGACGATGAAGACCGGCGGGACGGGATGTCTCTGTTGCTGCTTGGAGTACTTCTCCCATTCGAGGAATCGCTGGTGCCATTCGGTGGCCAGCAAATTGATGGGGGCGCTGGCATAGTTCATGACTATTTCCGGCGTGACGTTTGTGCCGTAGCCGTCCTCCTTCGCCTTGGCCTGCACCCACCGCCAGATATTAAAATAGGCCGCTTCCTCCGCCCCGGCCACGTCGCGGGCTGGGAGCTGCGGAATCTTTACAAGGCCGGATTCGATAGCGTCGAGTAGACCGAAGTCGGACACGACCCAAGGGAACGGCTTGCCGACTTCATTACCTGAACCCTGAATGTAAAATGGCGTCGCCGACAGATCGACGCAGAGATGAATGCCGCGCCGCTTGCTGCCGCCCGCGAGCTTGTTGATGCGGTCAAGCCCCTCGATCCAGATCGTCGCCTCGCGGTCGTTCTTGCTGGCAAGGTCTTTGTCCTCGTCAAGGGTCTGTTCCTCGGTCGCGACATCGCCGCGACGATAGGCGTGATGCGCCTCGTCGTTAAAGATCAGCCAATGCGGGCTGCGCCCTTTGCCACTGCCGAGTTCACGCCGCACGCGTTTGAACCATGCGGCGTCCGACTCGAAGTATTTTGTCTCAAGAGTTTCATTGGCCTTGCCCGCGTTCTTCACAACCTCGACGGGCTCGCCGGTCTTTACGACTTTGGCGGAGTCGCCATTGACAGTGTTTGTTTCCTTTTTCGCAAGGCGGTGCCAATTCGCAATCATCACCTCGCCGCGCCGCAAGTCCTCCATTCGGTGGACCGGGACAAGCTGGCGCGTTCTGTAAAGCGACAGGTCTCCAAGCGCCGGGTCTAGTTCCTGCAAGCGCTCTCGTATCGTAACGTTTGGGCAGACGATCAGAATCGTATCCGAGAAGCGATCATCGCGGGGCGAAGCGATGCTGTTAAGAATGGACCAGCCGACTAGCATCCCCATGACTGTTGTTTTGCCGGAGCCGGTTGCCATCTTGCAGGCGTAGCGCAGGAAAGGGCGGACGCCCGCCGCCTTTGACTCAAGGCCGGGTTCGTCCCTTGGAATCTCGGGTATTCCTTTCTGGTAGATTTCCGCAGCTTCGGTCAGGAAGATAATGGTCTCGGCCGCTTCCAACTGGGCGAAGAAAAGCCTCTGCATCCGGTCGCTGCCGCGCCAGAGTTCCAGAAGCTCCTTCGTGACAGGCGATGCGCCGTCATAGGCGAGGCCGCCAGAGCGGCTACCGTCGCGCCACTCCTTCACCCGCTCGCGGATGAGGTTGACGATTTCAAGCTGGACCTCCTCGCCCTTCGCGTCCTCGAACAGCTCAGTCTGCTTCTTGTTGTTCCTCTTCCCGCGGCCGGCATGCTCCGGCACGCGATAGAAATAGCTTGCGCGTCGCCTGCCATCGGCCTTGACAGGCGGCTTTGCGCGCTCGATCACCCAATGGCATTGCGGTTCCCGGAATGGCGAATTGATGATCGGCGAGTCGACCTCGGCGACTGTGACCGGGCGCTCTTGTTGCTTGGCCGAAGCTGTCATCAGCGACTTCCTTCCGCGCTCTCGACGACCATCAACTCATTGCCGCGCTCGTCGACAGCTTTGACGGCGATGCGCTTCTTATCGCCCAAGACGAACGGCTCACTCACCGTGCCAGCAAGGTGCTCCCATACGCTGTCGCCGAATTGCCCTTTGAGGGATTTTTGCAGATTCTCCCACGCGCCGGTCTTGGGAAAGAATACCTGCGTCGCCATGAACACCATGCCGTTGTAATTGCTGTCCAGCATCCAGCACGGCAGGTTCTCAGCCTTGATCTCGTCGGTTTCCATCGTGTCGGGTCGGAAGACGTCCAGGCCCTTGATAACAACGCGATAGAGCGGCGCTCCATCCTTCTTCTTGCCGGTGGGCTCCAACGAAACGTCGGGCAAGCCGGTGATGGAGAAGATTTCGCTGGTCTTGTTGGTCTTGAGAAGATCGGACATGACCACATCGGGCGTGACCGACACGTAGATGGTCGGGACTTTCAGCTTGTCCAGCATTTCGCGAGCTTTCGCCTGGATAGCAAAGCCAAAAACGAAAAGCTGCTGGAAGCCTTGCTGCAGTGCCTCGGTATGGGCATTGAAGACATATTCGGAGCCGATAGCGCCGTCCTCGGGGCCGAAGACAAACGCGATGCGCTTGTCGGCGCCGTTCTTCGCAATGCCCTCGGCATGAAGATACTCACGATCGGCAAGTGGGCTGATGGAGTCCAGTTGCAGCGTGACGTTGCCGGGTAGCTGCAGCGTCTTACTTTGACGTAGCAACTCAATCATGCGATCGAGATAAGCGCGCGGGCTGTCTGAAATGGTCTGCGCCGTCGGCTGGCTGGAATCCTCCTCAAGACTCATCGCTGCTTGAATGGTTGCCTCAACCGTGAAGGGACCGCAGACACGAGTGATTTTGTCGTTGACCTCTGCCCTATCAATGAGAACTTCCATCTTGGGTTCTTCATCGTTGGCGATGGACTTTAGCGTAATGCGCGGAACGAGGCCGCCGACCTCATCACCCTTTTTAGTTCGCTTGCGCTCATACACGAAGCCGCCGGCCGGCCCTTGCGGCGGGTTCTTAAGCTTGTACCAAGGAAATGTGCTGGTAAGGAGCCGCTGGCGTGCAAGTGCAATCGGAACGCGCGACGTATCGACCGTAATCCAGCGGCGCCCCCACATTTCCGCGACATAAGCGGTCGTGCCCGAACCACAGGTGATGTCCAACACCAGATCGCCGGGATCGGTGGTCATATGCACGCAGCGTTCGATTACCTTCACGCCGGTCTGAACGACATAAACTTTGTCGTCGGTAAAGTTGCCCGTGATGGTGTCTGTCCAAATATTTCCCGTTTGCTGGAACGGAAAATCGTCTGAGAAGCGACGGTAACGGATGCTGTTCTTGGCAACATGAATGCGGCCGGCCGCGGCCAGCTTATTCATGCCGTCGGGATAGTTCGCCTTCCAATGCGAATTAGCGCCGGGATGGTAGGTCTTGCCTTCAAAGGGGAATGGCTGCGACTCCGATGCCGCCCCCTGAGATTGTAGGTCACCAGGATTGTAGAGGCGCGCGCCCTTTGGAACTTCTTCTTCGCCCCTCGCTTCGGTAGCTTTGACGCCTCGATAGGTGCCGTCTGGCAAGAGAACCCAGGTAGCATTGCCTTTGCCAAGCTCGACGGGCTGAGGCTGGAACACCTTGTTGTAGCGAACGTGATCCGGGTTTTTTGCATACCAAAGCAGGAAGTCGCCGACCGTCGGCAGGGTCGCCGAGTCAAACCCTGACGTGGTCTGGAAGCTGATCTGCGAAACAAAACCGTTAGGAAATACTTCATCCAGCACTTCACGGACGTGGTGGATGTTGTCGTCGGAAATCTGGATGAAGATCGAGCCGGACTCAGTCAGAAGTTCTCTTGCCAGAGTAATCCGATCACGCAGATAGGTAAGGTAAGAGTGGAGGCCCAGCTCCCATGTGTCACGATAAGCCTTCACCATTTCAGGTTCTCGGATCATCTCGTCGTCTGATCCGTGCGTGACGCGATTCTTGCGGACGAAGGGCTGGAAGTTCGATCCGAATTTCACCCCATAAGGCGGATCGAAATAGATCATCTGCACCTGGCCGCCCATGCCCTCGTATTCGAGCAGGGAGTTCATGACCTGTAGCGAGTCGCCAAGAATGAGACGATTGGTCCAAGGCCCCTTGTGCTCGTAGGCATCCAGCTTGTCGGCAATGTCGAGGTTGGTGTCGCCGAACAGGTCGAGATTGGTGCCCCGCGCCTTGTGCGATTTCAGCGTTTCCAGAATCGCCTGCGTGGAATGGCGCTCGTGGACGAACAGCGGCAGCGTCGGGACCGTAATCTGCTGGCGCTCGGCCTTGCCAGTCCAGCTAAGGAATGGCTTGGTGAGGCTGCGAAGCCGCGCAACACATTGGGAGAGCGACGAAAAGCTCTCCCCGTTTCCCCGCCAAACCTGCGGAGCGGCGAAAATCTTGCCTTCGCCCCTCTCCGCCGCATCCGCGACCAGCGTCAGCAGCCATTCGGCGAAAGCGCGGTCATGGCTCTCATCCCATGACATTTCGGGTGCAAGGCTGGAATCGTAACGGTAGGTCTTCGGCGCTTTCTTGTTCGAGAATTGCGCCTCGACCCCGACATCGGGACGCTGTACGGATTCCTGACCGTGCTTATAGGCTGATGCGCCCGAATGACCATTTTGCGCCATTATTCTTCCCCCCGCCGGCACCTAAGATTCTGTTGCTTATAGCAAGGGAAGTCCTTCTAGGGCTAGTTGCCGGAGCAGCGACTGCAATGCAAAGTATCCGACCCCCAGCGATCTACGGGGTCGCTAGCCTTCAACCGGTCGCTAAAGCGGAGATTGATTGGAGGACGCGCTCCTCACTTTGCTTTTGTCCCCCGCGAATAGTGGTGATCAGTTGAAATCGCGCGCGCGCTGGCTTTAGCAGCACCTCGCCGGGGTTGGCTATGTACCGCTGATCCAAATCCTCTGATATGGGCCCGTAAATCACCTGACCATCGTCGGAAGGACCTACTCTAAATTCATATTGCTGGCGGTCAGGAAAAATGCCCAGCAGGATGCCGTCGAGTTCTTCGCTTGCTTCAACGACCTCGACCTCGTTGAGCCGCGATTGGAGGGTCGCGACCCGGTCCGGTGTCAGGCTCAATTCTTCTTCATCGTCGATGATCTTCGCTATTGCCCCTGCTTCCGAAAGCGTTTTCGAAATGCGTTTGACGGCCCCAATCGCCCGAGGGCTCATAATTTCTGCCCTTGCCTGAAAAGGCTCTGACGATGCAGCAGAAAGGTCCCTGAGGGATGCGGTAGCCTCGTGGATGGCATCTTTGAGCACCGTTGGAAGCATCGAGGCCTGCGTGGGAGGCGGCTCCTCCAACAGAAAGCCCACGGAGCCGCGCAACATGTCGCGGATGAACAGTTTCGAGGTGAACGCTTTGGGCAATTTCCCTCTGGCCTTCAATTCCGCTCCGCCTTTTTCAGCCGCGAAGATCGCCACCAAGGTTTGATAACTCTCAAGCACCTGCGTCGCGAACTGCAACCGAATTTCCTGCGAGCCGATAACTGGGCCGCCCTCGAACAGAAGTGCGACTTCGCCATGCGTCTCATCAGTTTGACCGGCCTGTTCCAGACGACGAAGAAGGTCGTTCCGCCGCTGCTCCCACATGAAGCGGACGGTGTCGTACGGATCAGGGTATTGCGAGAGCTGCCTCTCGACGAAGGCAAGATCATCGCGCAACTCGCGTCTCGAAAGGAGCGTTGCCATCAGACAATCATCGCTCTTGCAGCCGCGTCATCGGCGGGGTTTAGCGGCACCCTTACGAAACCCTTCCACTCCCGCGTCACGCGGCGATGAGAAAACAGACTATACCAGTAAATAGTTTCATTGATTAGTCTTAATGGACCGTGTTGATCCACTGCAATACCATAGGTGTCCAGCAAAAATCGGCTCTTGTTCTTATCTCTGTCCATCAGTTCGCCTATCCAGACGGCAAAGCCGATAGACGCCCATAAATTTGGGTCTTGCTGGTATGCGGCTGGCCTCATCAAGAAGCTAAAAACGTCGATATCGCCGGGGTCGCGGCTTTCCCGGACCTCCACATTCTCGACGAAGCTTCCGTCAATGAACTGCAAGCCATCGATATAACCATGGTGCGCCAATAGAGCTCGGTACTCTAGCAATCCGAATAGCAAGTTTTCGCGCCAGGGCGTTGTGCCGAGCGCTGCGACCAGTTCGGTCATCGACGCTTGGTACGGCGCGCGGTCATGGGTAGTTTCATCCGAACCAAGGAGAGGCGGGATGAGCCCGCGATTGTCGAAAGATGGAACGGGGCTCATTGCGGCAACCGCCGCGCGTTCCGGCACTCCAATTGCATTAACGGCCCCTCCCGTCAGACATAGAACCGCAACCAGCGGGAGAGATCAATAGCCGACACCCGCCGCGCCTTCGACCTTAGTCGAGCCGCCTGCGGGAGAGACCTCTGGGACGCTATGCGGCTACCCGATCTTCCTTGTCGGCCCCGCGCATCACGATCTTGAGCGCATCGTCTGGCAGAGGTCGCTGCAACGCCTTGGCCTCATCCCACGGCGCCCGCATCCAAACATCGCGCTCCTCATCGGTCGTCAGGATCACCGGCATCGCCTTCGGGTGGATCGGCTCGACGATCGCATTCGGCGCGGTCGTCAGGAAGCCGTAAACGAGATGCGGGCCCGGGATCGGCTTGGACTTGGTGCCCCGATCGCCCTTAAACTCGGTCCAGATGCCAGCGAAGGCGAATAGCGGGCGGTCCTCATTCAGCGCGAACCAGACCACATCCTTCTTCTTGGTCTCCGGATTCGGCTCCGGCGCGTATTCGGCAAAACTGTTGGCCGGGACCAAGCACCGGTTCTCCGGCTTGAGCCATCCCCGCCAGTGCGGCGAAGACGTGTTGCGGATGTTGGTCACCGGCGGCCCGCCTGTGCGTGGTGGCGGCGGCATGCCCCACCGCATCAGCACCAACTCGAGATCGGCAGCGGAATTACGTACCACCGGCGCCGGGTAGTCCGGGAATACGCCGGGCATCGGCGCCAAGTTGCCGACGTACCGGTTGATCACACGGAAAAGGGCGCGGATGGCTTCTTGGTTGGTCGTGACCGAATAGAGATTGCAAATGGTGCACCTATAACGATCGCGGGCTGTCCTTAGAGACGCGGCTTGTCATAGAAGCGGGCTGCCTCATCTAAGCTTGCAATTGTTAGGACAACAGAAATGTCGGGCAAGCCTTGAGACCTCGAAACCTCAACGAACTCGATGCCACCCCTCGGCTTGATTTTGTGGTTGTAGCGGGCTTTGTACAGCTTTCCGGCTCGGTCGAACACAAGCTGGCGACTTCGATGCGGGCGCCAACTCACTTTCAGTTTCGCCAGCCCGAGGATCAAAAATCCTAACCACGTCGACACTCGCTCCACATGTCTGGCATGCCCTTTGTATCCATGAAAAAGGTAGTTGCTAAAATGATCTGCTAATCGGGACGGGCTATCCATGTCTGTTCTGGTCGGCCGCGCTGCCACAGGGATGTCTCCAAAATCATGATCAAAACGGCACAACCCTAACTGATCTTGCAAATTTCAAAAGGGCTCCTTCGGGCTGCCTCCGATGCTGTGCGGCTTGTTCAAGAAGAACTGCCTATTGCCTAGCGCCGCCTCGGCATACTGGTCGATCGCGACGATAATCGCTTGGACATGTTGATAGCACCAACCCTCGCGGGTGGCCCTGATCCTGACCTCAGCCAAGGCTTTTATCCACGGCGAATGGTCGTCCTTGTCGTCGTACCATTGGGGGCGCTCGGTCACCATGAGCGGCCACCCAGAACCCGGCCTTTTGCAGGCGGAGGTTGTTCCTTTTTGAGTTGGTCTCGTTTGGCGCAGAGTTCGTCGATCTTGTTGAGCATCCGGTCCAAGAGCGCTTCGGCTGATGCGGTCGAAATTCCCGCGCGTTGAAGCTGTCGGATTTCGCCGCGCTGGCGATGCACTTGGGTCCGCATCCGTTCGATCTCGCGCCGCACAAAATCAAGCTGCATAACGTTCTCGCTCGGCCAGGGCCTTTTCGATCTGGCGAAGGACAGCCGTCACCGGTTGGCCCTCTCTTTCGGGGAGGCGCACGCGGTGCCAAAGGCGGATGATTCGCGTTCTCGATCGGCGTCCATCGACGTTCACTCAGGGACCGCCCCACCGTGAACGAAAAGAGAACGGATGGCAAGCCGCTACGGATTGGGCGATGCCCCGAAAGGGGACGCCAGCCACGGCGATGGCCGCCAGAACCGTGGCATTTTTGCCACAAATGCATATCTCCCCGGGCATGGCCCAAAATTTCGACTTTGCCATCCCGATCAAGGGAGCAAAGGTTCCATCAGGTCCCGACTGGCTCCATGAGATCAAGCACGACGGCTACCGCATGATGGTCGTGCGGGAGGCCGATCGCGTGCGCCTGATCACCAAGGGCGGCTATAACTGGACCAAGCGCTATCCGTGGATCGTCGAAAGCGCCCTGAAAATCCGCACCGCGCAATTCGTCCTCGATGGCGAGGCCGTGGTGCTCAACGTAGACGGCATGTCCGATTTCGACGCCCTGCATTCCCGCAAGCACGACCACGAGGTCCAATTCTACGCCTTCGACATCCTTTCCGGTGACGGTGACGACTACCGCCGCCTGCCACTCTCGATGCGGAAGACAAACCTGGCGCGGCTGCTCGCCCGGCGGGCTGAAGGGATCTTCCTCGCCCCATTCGAGCGCGGCGAAATCGGCCCCGATCTATTCCGTCACGCCTGCATCATGGGCCTCGAAGGCATGGTTTCGAAGCACGCCGATCGCGCCTATTGCCCGGGCCGCTGTACTCACTGGATCAAGAACAAGAACCCGAAACATCCCGCCTATAGCCGCGTCAAAGATCAGTTCTAGCGGGCACAAAAAAAGCCCCGCCGAAGCGGGGCCGAGGCCGAGAGGTTCGGTCTATCGCGCGCGCATTTATTTCAGGCAATGGCTCGCGATCTCCGCGAGCAGAGTGTCCTTCCGTTCCACGGCTCGCGCGATCTCGCGGAGCATGATCGCGAAGCCGCTCAAAAAAAGCAGGTTGATGACGACGAGCGCTAGCGCCAGCGGTTGACCCTTGAGGCTTTCGGCCACGCCCGTCGCCAGCTTGCCGATCGTGCCCACGGCTACCCCACCGCCGCGAACGCTAGCGAGCGCGCGGTCCAGATTGAGGCCAGCGCAAACTCGCTGCCCGCGCCGCGCAGCTTCGACATCAGCTCACGCGGATTAGCTGACGCGCGTCGCTTGCAGATAACCCGAACCGCCATAGGACGCACCAGTGAACGTAGCGATCATGACCCCGAAGTAGCTCGTGTTGGCCGCCACCGCGACACGCCAACGAGGATGAGTGAACATCATTGAGACGTCGGTCGCTGCTGGCAACCGATAGTGGAGGTTCACGCCGACGTTAGGAGAACCGTTGTTGGTGGTGGAGATGCCGACTTGGATGTCACTCGTGCTCGTCGCACCCGGACCGCCGGACACCGCGCACAATTCCAAGTCCCACACGCCGGGCGTGACCGTGATGCTCCCTCCGTTTTGCACGACGCCGGAGCCGGTGAAATTCCAACCGAGACTGCCGTAGATGCGTTCGCCGACGTTACCCGCCAACGGCTGTTGAGCGCCGGTCGTGCCGACGATCTGACCAACCGGGGATGAACCGATGGCCGTGACGCCGATGTTGCTGCGGGCCTGACCCTGCTGGCCAGGCGTGAGCGACTGAGCCACGTCGAAGCGAACAAATGCTCCAGCGGCATCAACCCATGCGCCATTCCTGCGCGTGTAATAGATGCCGTCGCTTGTGCTCGGCGTCTCCGGCACCGCGCCGGGCGGACCCTGAATGCCTTGCGGCCCCCTGATGTTGCCGACCGGCGAGCCCCACGAGCCCGCTGTCAGCGTGTACACATCGCCGTTCGTGGTGTTGAGATAGTTGTCGCCGTTAAGCTGACCCGAGATTGTGCCGGGAGCACCCGCGCCAGTGTAGAACGCGCTGCCGCGCTGCCCGGTGGGGCCTTGAACACCTTGATTGCCCTGATTGCCTTGCGGCCCCTGCGGACCAACCAGCGATGTCCCCGCAGGCCACGCGCCGCTGGCCTTCGGACCGAACATGAAGTGCGTCGTGGTGTTGATGTAGAAGTTGCCATCGACACCGACGACGCCGGTCGGATCAGTCGTGCCATAGAGCACGGTGTTGCCGGGAATGCCTTGCGGCCCGATCAGCGATGTGCCCGCTGGCCAGATGTTGGCCGCCTTGGGACCGAAGATGAAATGCGTCGTCGCGTTGATATAGAAATCGCCGTTGCGACCATCGGAGTTGACCGGATCGACCGACCCATAGAGCACTGTGTTGCCGGGCGTGCCCTGCGGGCCCGGCGGTCCCGGAATGGTCGAAGGAGCGCCCGGCGGCCCCTGGGGACCCGGCGGCCCTTGCTCCAACTCTTGGATCACCTCGACCTGATAGTCGGCGACGACGATAACGCTCTCGGTTGCCAGCGGCGTCGAGACATCCGTGTCCTGGCCGACCTCAACCGTGCTCATCGGCTCGCTCCCGCATTGTTGACGAGCGATCCGGACCAAATGCGCAATTGCATGGAGCCGATGATCCGGATCAGCGAGTGCTCATAGGCGCCGAGCGCCAAGCGGACGAGTTGATCTTGCGTGATCCGCACCGTGAATTTGCCGTTCGGGCCATCGACGATCGCGAGCCCGCCGTTCTCGGTGGTCAGCAACATCTCCTCGGTGGCGTCCGCCGCGTGCCTGCGAACGCCCATGCGCATGGTGCTGCCGGTCAGGTCGATCGGCGCGCCATCTAGGGTCTGGTAGGCGAATTGCCGATAGAAGTCGGCGTCATTCTCACAGGTGATGTTTACGATCGCCATCCGATGTCCACCGGGCTCGTCCGCCGCAAGCTGGTGCCGAACGCCTGATCGATCTGCTCGATCGTGGTGATCGTGCCACCGTCAATGCCGCTAACCACAGCGCTATAGGTGTCATAGGTGCCGATGATGAAAGCGGTGGTCTGGTTGAATAGATTGTCGATGTCGGCCTTGCTCAAACTCACCGTGCTGCGGTCAGGCAATACCCAAGCGACCGTGAACGGCGCATCGACCGTCCCCGCCTGCTGATAGCGGTTTATCAGTTGCTGCGTGTAGGCGTCGGTTCTGGTCTCCGTCACCCCGGCAACGCCAGTGATCGGACAGCCATCGTGCTCCTTCTGATCGCGCAGATAGAACGCATAGGCTTTCAGATCGACCGCGACCTTGTACGGGAACAGCACCCGTTGAAGCTCCGCGAGCGTCTGGTTGTCATCGTCGTCGCGCGGCCAAGGGGTCGGCGCGGCGAATTCGCTGAAAGCGACGAAGTCTGGATCGGTCTCGTCAACGATCTGCTGTCGCGCGCTGGCGAATATGCGGCCGTCCTCTGCGCGCCAATACCAGTCATACGGATTGTAGATGCTAGACATACTGGCCTCCCGAGAGGGCGGTGCCCGGCGTGCTGCCCGGTACGTAGCTCGCGCCGCCGCCGCCGGTATTGATGATGCCGTTGGTTGCGACGTAGTAGCGCGGGCCGGTCGCCGCGCCGGTCACGTCAGCAACCCAATCGACGACGCCCACATCGAAACAGCGGATGAACGCAGTGCCGTAGTTCGGCGCGCCCGTGATGTTCAGCGTCATGTGGACGGAGATCGGACAATCGGCTTTCGAGGCTTGCGAGCACTCGATGAAGCAGCCCGGCGAATAGGGTCCGCCCGGCGTTCCGCCGGAAATCTTGAAGGCCGACAGACCGAAGCGAAGTTGCGCACCGTTGACGAGACGATTCTGCGCGCCGACCGTCGCGCCCCATTCCATGTTGTCGATGCTCAGAGAGTGCGGGCCGTTGCCATAGATGCCGTTGCACTCGGAGACGCTGCCGACGCCAGTGTGCGTGACCTTGAAGCCGTTCATGTAGTTGGCGATGCCAGCGAAACCGACGGCGGCGTTCGTCTGGTTGGCGGCGATCAGGCAATTTGCAGGCGTTGCAGAATTGCCGTGCCACAGCACAGAGCCTTGCCCGGCGACTTGGGGTAGCTGGACGGGGCCATAGGTGCCGTCCGCAACATAGACATCGACGTTGTAGCCGTTCAGGTTGAATTTCGCGATGGCGTTCGACGCCTTCTGCAATGTCTTGAATGGCCCCTTCGGCGCGGTGCCGACCGCCGCCTGTGAACCATCGAAATTGTCGTCTCCGGTGTTCGCGTTCACATAGTAGGTGCGCGGCGCCGTGAGATAGATCGGGCCGCCAGAACCGGCGGCATTGATGCCGGTCAGCACCCATTGCGCGCCGTCGTAGACGAACGTCGCGATCTGACCCGCGATCAGGTCGTATTGTTGCAGATTGGTGCCATCGGGCCGCACGACGTGCTTTGGCGACAACGGATAGAGCGCAAGCGTGCTATCGCCAGCGTTGGTCGCGCCGATCTTGAGCCGACAGACCATGCCGGTGAAATAATCGTCGGCTGCGGGCGAGAGATGCGCGACGTAGGCGTTCGCGGTGCCGTAGTCGGCGGAATAGTTCAATCGCGAGGACTGGATCGCCTTCGCAAGCTGGTGCAGATCGGCATCGGTCGGGACGGCAATGTTGACATCGGTAATGAGGTTGACGATTTCCCGCTGCGGAAACTCAATGCTCTCGGCAGGCGGGATGCTGCCCGCACGACCGACCGATGGGTCACCGTTGACGTAGGAGCCGTTCGGGTCGGTGATACCGTAGGGCTGGTGATACTTCATGCTCGCGCGTCCTCTTCACAGCGCGCCAGGGCGGCGCGCCGGTTGTCGGGTCGGAGATCGGTCGGAGTTCGCTGCTAGGGCGTGCCCGCCATCGGGCCGCCAGTGCTCAAGCCGGAATAGTCGAAGACGATTTGCGTATGGGCGGGCTTCCAACGATTGAGGAGGCATTCGAGATCGGTCGCGAGACCGATGCGCAAATGCGGATCGACGCCGGTTTGCCCGCCGCCGCCACCGCAGCGAAACCACGTCAATCGTGCTTGGTCGACGTGCACGGTCCAATAGTGCCGATTGGTATCGGGGCCGAGCCCGTAGTTCGGCCACTCGGACAACTCGCCTTCAGCGACCGGGACGCCGCGCGGATTGCAGGCCGGGATTTCGCCGAGAACGAATGTCTCGCTGTAGAACGGCACCGAGCCGTCGCCATAGACGCGATTGTCGCCGCAGCGATCGATGCCGCAGACGAACGTGCGATATTCGGTGATCGTGATGGTATAGCCGATATAGGCGGCGACCTCGATGAAGAACTCGCGAGATTGCGCGCCCTCGATCGTCATCCGCTGCACGAGCGCTTTTTGCCGGTCGCCGATGGTCAGCGGCTCGTCGTAGCAGGGATCGGGCAGTCCCGAATTGCGCTCCCAATCGGGCAGCAGATCGAGCGTGATGCGCGGATCGCTCTCGACCTCCAACAGCGTAGACGCGCTCGCCTCGACCACGCCCCAAATCTGCGAGAGGCCGCGCACCACTTTCATCAAGGTGCTGCCTTCGTCCCGGGGCCATGCTTGGCCCTGCGGCAGCAAGTGCGCGAACGCCTCGGCGTAGTCGTCGCCGCTGCGCGTCACATGGCGGTCAGGCACACCGTGCTCCTACTGATAGAGGATGGTCCCGACGAACGGCATGTAGCCGGGCTCCGGCATCGGCGTTGTGACGAAATCTAGCTCGTGATGATCCTCGCCGACGGCGTTGCTGATCGCCTCGTCGACCCACGAGCGATACATGGTCTGGCCGGGCTTCGACCGGCGCATCTCCATGTCCTCGATCGACGCCTCGATCGCGGCGCGGGTCGCCTCGTCATCGTCATCGAGGGCGGAGATCGTCAGGTCGTAGAAGAACGGGATCGGCGCCTCGACGAACATATCCTTGACCGCGACGGGCCGCTTTGTGTCGAGATAATTGCGGACCGCGAGGACATCGCCGGGCGTCGGGATGCCGCGATCATCGGCGCGCAGATCATCCATCATGAACCGGACGGTGACGGTCCCCGGGCCCATTTCCGGTGCGCACCACGCTCTCGTCACGCCAGGAACAGCGAGCGCCCACAGGACATAATCGTCCGCGTCGCCGCCCATCGGCGGGCGCTGGATGCGGAACAGAATGCGGGCGCGCAACTGATCGTCGGTTTCCTCGTCAACGCCGCCGGTTATCGAGACGACGGTGGCCGTGCCATCGACGCCCGGGATTGCGTCCGAGACCGTGATCGTTTCGCCCTCGTCGATGTTGCCGACCGCGCCTGCGGTTAGCGCCATGACCTCGACCGGGGTCGGCCCGCTGCCGATCGTGATCTCTTCGGTCGTCTCGTAGGCGACGCCCGCCACGCTGGTGAGGCCGGTTGCCGCCGGAACGATGATCCCTTGTGCGCCGGTCAGCGTGACCGTGCCCGACGCATAGGTCGCCGCCTTGCGGCCCTTCGACCCGTCGGCGTTCGTCAGCCAAATCTGGCCGTGCCGATCGAGCCACTCCGTTTCGGCAGTGTCGGGCAGCAGTTGCTTCGAGAGCCAATCGATGTAGAGCAAGACCAGATGGGCGAGCCCGGCCTTGGCGTCGCTCATGATCCGCAGCACCGAGTTCGGGATCAGGCTGCGCGCGCCGAGTTGCGACGTGACGTAGTCGCGCGTCAGGCGGCGCACGTCTTTGAGCGTCGGCGTTTTCCACGGCATCTATGCGACCTTGATATCGTCCCACAACTCGGCGTAGCGAAGCTCGACCGCAGGCTCGGGGCCGCGATAGAGCCGGATCAGCACATCGATGCGATTGACGGCGGTGCGCTCGGCAACGACCGTCACCTTCGACGCGATCTTGCATTCGACGAACGGGCGCATGGCCTCGCGCGCATAGGCTTCCGCCCTGGCGACCGTGCCTCCATCGGCGGCGAGCGATGACGTGATCTTGGCGCGCCGGAGCAGCCAGAGCCGCGATCCGACCGGCCATCCGCCGTAGAGTTCGTCGGCGTCCAGATCGCCCCACCAGCCGCGCCGGTCATCGTCATCGAGCCCGGGCAGAACGTCGCTCTTGTACGCCAGCCGATCGGAGGCCAGCGCGACGATCGCCGCCGATGCAAGGCCCGGGTCTTCCTCGATCAGGTTCAAAGGCGACATGAGCCAGTCCATCTCGACTGCCTCGCGCGGGAAGTCGATGCGTTGGACGAATGCAATGTCGGGCATGTCTACGGCTCGGTGTCCTGCGAAGTCGGCGGGCCCGGCTTCGGCGCTTTGACCAGCACCGCGCCGCTGCCGCTCGTCTCGGTCGTCATTCCGACGCCGCCGTTGACGCCATAGACCGGGTGGCTCGCATCCTCGGAGCCCAGCCGAACCTCTCCGATCAGGGTCCAGCGCTTGGCGCCCTTGTCGTAGTAGCCGACGACGGTATCGCCGACGCGGAATTCGATCCGGCCCTTGGTGCAGCGCACCTCGGTGTTGACGCTCTCGCCCTCGTGCTTGAAGTCCTCGGCCTCTTGCGCCTGCTGCGCCTCGAACTGCTCCAAGGTCAGCGGCGGCAAGCCATCGCGCGCCCGCTGCAAGTTGACCGTCGATTGCTTCTTCGGCCGCTCCTGCTTTTTCTTTTCGACATGACGCAGCGAGGCCATGCGCTCGACGTTCTTGCCGTCCTTGCCCTTGCTATCGAGCGTGAGCAGGAATAGCCCGTTGCGGCGCATCAGGGTCATCTGACCGATGTCGTCGTGCTGGGCGTTTTCGCCGGGCTTCAATCCTCGCGGCCGATGGCGTCGATCATCGAGCGCCAGGATGACCGGATGATTTCGCTGGCCGCCCATGAAAGCCACGACAGCCTCGGCCGCCTCGCCCTTGATCGCAGACGCCTTGCCGTCCTGCACGCCGCCTTGCTGCTGTTCGTCGCGCGGCAGCGGCGTGGCCGTGAACCCGTAGTTCTGGACTTGCTCGATGCGCTCGCGATTGTCGCCCTTGGCGCCGCCGAAGAAGAAATCGGCCGCAAGCTCTTGCATCATGCGAGACGGATCGGCCTTGTTGATCGTGATCCGCGCGAACGTGTGGTAGGTCCGCATCATCGCTTCGGCCGGATTAAAGCGCTGCATTCAGAACGCTCCTATGCGCAGATCGGGTTTCCCGTTCATGTGCTGCGGGTCCACCATTTCGAGCGTGGTGGTGGTGCCGCCGCTGCTCGATTGCTCGTAGACCACGCACCGGCAACCGAGCGTGTGATCGAGCATCAGCATGGGCGAATAGACCCGGTAATAGTCGCCAGACTTCCAGAGTTGGCCGCCAGGCCGCACCCAGCCCTGCACAGTGATGTGGGCCTCGACTGAGAGCCCATCGGTAAAGTTGAGTTCGAGGTTGGCGCGCTGTTGCAAGCCGTGCTTGGTGTCAGCGATGTCCGTCATCACCACGAGCGGCCGGTGGCGCGTCGATTTTCCCGGCACCTCGGCGATCATCTTGTTGACCGGATCGCCCCATTGCGCGTCCGAGCCGTTCGACTGGCCCATGGCGAAAATCTTGGAATAGACGCTCTCGTCGCGGATGACCGCATTGGCCCGCAGGATGTTGCGGCCTTCGACCAGAGCGTCCGTGCCGGTCGCGGCATGATCCCCGAGCGCGACGAGCTGCCCATCGGGTGACGAGCCGACAACGATCTTGCGATGCCGGGCGTAACGCTCGATCGCGGCGGCGACGATCTCGCCGGGCTGGACGTGCAGGTTCTTGAACGGCGTGTCGTCGATCGTGCCGACCGTCTTTAGGCCGATGCCATAGGGCGCGATCATCGCCTGCGCGAAGGATCGCCACGACTGGTTGTCGTAGCTGCCCGACTGCTCATAGATCGACGTGTTGGTCAGATCGAACGTCTTGCCGACGCCGACGATGCGAACGCCGTGGTTCTTCGCATCATAACCGACATGACGTTCGGTCACGTAACCCAACACCGCTTGCTGCCCGGCCAGATAGACCTCGACAACGTCACCCGGCTTGAATTGCAGCGCGGTCCACGATGACGGCGCCTCGATGAACTCGGTACACTCAAAGGTGAAGCGCGGGAACCATTCGGTGATCCGGTTCTCGACCTGTACCGATTTCCAATCCCGAAACACCAAGCCGTTGACGCGAAGCTCGGCGATCTCGTCGGGACGCTTTGCCATCAGACCGCCAACATGCGCCCCGTCATCGGCATGAAGGCCGGATGCACCACTTTGTTTTCGGCGATCAGTTCTTGCGCGCGATCACCGTCGGCATAGGCGCGCTGGGCCATGGTGAGCGCGGGCATCACGCCCGCATAGCTGTAGGTGATGACGCGCGGCAGGGTCCGCCCGACATCGACCAGCCGTTTGATCACCGTCGCTTGCAGATTGATGATCGCCATATAGCTGCCCGCGTCGAGATCGTCGGAGGCGACCTCGGCGGCCTCGGAGAACGCCGCCGTCATTTCGGCCACTGTGTTCGACGCATCGTCGCGCGAAGCGAACACCATCTCGCCCACGATCCGGGCCTCCTGCGCGAGGCAAAGCCGGACGATGCAGAGCACGGTGAGCGTGGCGGGCAGACTTACCGGGCTCTCGTTGAGCGCGGCCAAACGTACCTGTCCCATGCTGGGCAGGCTGGCACCCGCGAGGCGCGCTTGATCGAGACAGGAGCGCATGGCGTCGGAGAAGCCGTGCGAGGCCAGCAGATCACCGGCATGCGCGATCATGGCGCCGACGGCGTGCCGCAACTCCGATGCATCCGGGCCCTTGCGCGATGCCGGGACCGTGGAGAGGATCAACGGCCCGATGCGCGCAACGATCGCGATGCACTCGTCGGCCTCGGCGCCGGTCATATGCTCTCCATCATGGTCGCGGTCATCGCCTCGACGCCGCGCGCCGCGTTGCTGATGGCGCCCTGCGTATCGATCGAGGCGGCGTTGGCCGAGAAACCTGGCGTGCCGTACTCGGTGAAATCCATCTCGAAGGCGCACATGCCGCCCTTCTCGCGGCTCTCGGTCACCGAGTAGGTCCCGGCCATGACCTCGATATCTTCGCCCATATAAGGCATCGGCAGGCGCAGGATGCCCGGGCCGTCGGCCTCTAGCGCCGCGATCAGCGCGTCCTTCTGCTGCAAGTAGTTCGGGCCGATCAGATAGCCTTGGACCTGAAACCGGCGCGCCGCGCGGCCCATGTCCTCGGCGTAGGGATCGTCCCGCTTCGGATACTCGTGCAGCGCCACGCGGCGTCCGGATGCGCGCGCATCGGTCTCGACATGGAAGAAGGCACCTCGAAACGATGCGGTCTGATACCGATCGCGCCAGGGGGTGTGGACATCACGGATTTGCATCAGTTGTCGCCGCCGCTGCTGCCGCTATCGATCGACGCCCGGTCCATCTGCTTGTAGCGCTGGATGCTCGTCGTCTGGAAAAAGCCATTCGCTGCGGCGTCGTATTTGACGCCCGAGCCCTGCGTCCAAATCTTCACATCGACGGAGCCCTTCGGCTCGACCTTGCCGCCCGCGAGGTTTTCGTCGATGCGGCGATATGAGAAATGCCCGTCGGTCGGGAAATTCTTGGATGTGTAGCCCATCTGCGTCGCCGCAGCGGACGTGATGTCGATGCCGCGCCCGGTGCGCGGGTGCGGACCGATGTCCGTTTGCGGCAGCGTGAACTTGCGGCCATCGGGCGTCGTCACCTCGAACATCTTGCCGAGGCCCTCGCGCGACGGCAGCGCGATCCCGGGCAACGTGTTCGATTGGCCCGATGCGGTCTTGCGGCCTGCCGGTTCGCTGGGATCATTCCAGCCCGGGGTGCTGCCGAACCATGATCCCTTGACTGTCTTGCCTTCGGCCGCGACGGCGGGCGCAAGCTTGTCAGCGGTCTCGGGCGCGACGCCGTTGCGCACGAGCGCGTCGCGCGCCGCCTTCACGCTCTCGATGCCGAAATGACCGGTGTCCTTGCGGCGCCAGTTATGACCGGAGACGAGGCCCCACTTCTTCGCAAGCTCGTCCTCGGTGTCGTAGTCCAGCGTCCTGCCGCCGCGCCCTCGGATGCCGTATCCGATCTGGTTGATGTCGATCGCGGCGCCGATCGGATGACCGCTCGCATTGTGCGGGCGATGGCCGAGCGTGCCGCTCTCGGGTCCGATGACGCCACCAGCTTTCTCGTAGTCGTTGATGAAGCCCTGAAAATTCTGAGCGAAGCGCGCATCGACCTGAAACTTGCGCCCGCCTGATGAGGTCACCGTCGCCATGCCGCCGCGCTGGATCGGCGTGCCCGCAGGCGCGGTGATCCCGGCGCTGCCGCCGCCGCTTTCCATCGGGCGCGGTCCACCGACCGCATCCGATTGCGGCCCGGTCAGCGGGTTGCCGTTGCCGGTGCCGCCGAGCGGATTGCTGGGCGTGCGGCCAGCGAGCGGATTGGGGAATGAGCGCGGGACCGCGCCGCCGCCATCGTCGGGGATGACGGAATAGCCGCCCCCGCCGAACCCGCGCGAGGCGCCGCGACCGAACCCGCCACCGAAAGGGCTGCCGCCATCCCCGGGATGATATGCCGCTGTAACCACGCCGCCGCCACCGCCAGCAGCGCTGCCCATGGTGAAGCTCATCTTCTCGAATTGGCCCTTGAGCTTCTCGGTCTGCTTTTGCAGGTCGTCGAACGCATCATTGAGCCGCTTCTGCGGCTCGGGGGTGACCGGCCCCGTGAGACGTTCCTTCGCCTCTGCCCACGATCCCGGCAGCAAGCTTTTCAGATACTTGATGCCGTCGATGATCGCCTTGAGGTCCTTGGCGTCCTGCTCGAAAATCTTGCCGATCGTGGAGGCGAAGGTGCCGAGGCCGCCCGCGATGTCGTCGATCAGCTTCGGATCGATATTCGCCAGCGCGTTCCCGATGTCTTCCATCCCCTTGGCGAGCGTCTTGATGCCCTCGGGATTGCTGTCGATCAGCTTTTGCAGGTTCTCGACCGCCTTGGTCGCGCCGGGCGCCATTGCGGCCAGCAGCGATCCCTTCAGATGATCGAGGGAGGTGCTCAGATCGAGCGTGGCTTTGCGGAACGCCTCGATGTCGTCGAGTTGCTTTTTCGTGTACTGCGGCGTGGCCTTGAGTTCGTCGTTGAACTTCTCCCACGCGAGCCGTGCCGCCTCGGCGCTGCCGAAAACCTGCTCGGCATAGTACCGCGCCGCCGCCGGGCCATGCAGCCGCTGGATTTCCTCCATGCCCTTGAACAGAGCCCGATAGGCATCGAGATCGGTGTGCGCCCGCTTGACCGCATCGACGACCGATCCGGCGCCCAAATTCCGCAACTCGTCCCGAAGCGAGCCGAAGTTGTTCTTGAACTCATAGATGTGCTGGTTCGCGCTCTTGAGCGCTTGCTCGATCACGCCGGGCGACATTGCCACCTTGTCGGCGGCGGACTTGAACGCCTCCAACTGTTGGACCGTCAGGCCCAACTCGCGCGCGCCGAAGCGCATCTGCGCCATCTGATTGGAGAAGTCGCGCAGAGCGCGCGAGACGCCCATCAGCGACAGCACGACGCCGCCAGTCGTGACGCCGAGCGCCGCCAGGGCGGGCACGGCAACGTTCTTGATCTCCTTGCCCACGCCTGCGGCGGCGTTCTGGATCGCCGACAACTCGCGATGCGCGTGCCGGGTATCAACGTTCTTGCCGACGAGCCCGAGGTTCTTCGCGATCTGACCGAGAGGCCCGGAGACCTCGTCGATCAGTCTGGCCCGCATCCTGAGTTCATCGTCGGCCATCACTTATCCCCGGGCGGCGTCACCGCCTCCAGCAGCCGATCGGTCCAGCGCATGTGCTGCTGGATCGCCGAGACCGGCTTGGCGAGAAAAACATCCGGGTCCTGCGCGTAGAACTTCGCGAGGCGATAGCAGTCGAGGACTACACGAGGTCCGGTATGAAAAAACTTGCGAGGCCCCACGCGCACGTCGACCAGTCCTTCGGCGCGAGCGCGCGGATGGTCGAGGGCGGCACCGCCGCCAGCACCGACATCATCGCCGACATCTTGCGCGCGTCGAATTCGATGCGCGGCGGGTCGAACGAAAAGTCGATGTTGACCGGCAAGCCTGCCGCCTCGATGTCGGCGCCAGTCGGCTCGCGGAAGGTTATCTCGCTGATCTTCTCGCCGTGGGCATCGACCGGCTTGCGGAGCTTGTAGGTGAGCGGCTTGATCTGCGGGGCCGCCTCGTCGGCGACCGGTTCTTTCGGCTTGGCGTCGGCCATTAGCTGATCTCGTCGCAGGTCTGGCCTTCGAACCGGGCGCGGAATTGACCATCGTGGGTGTTCAATTCGAGCGCCGATTTGCACCAAGCGTTCCGCAGGACGTAGACCTTGCCGTTGATCAACTCGGCGGTGACCGTAGCGTCGGTGATCAACTCCATGTCTTCCAGCGAAATCTCGGGGCGCGTGGAGATATCGCCCTCGACGTAGGGCACGCGCGGCAACTCCGAGTAGCCGTGCACGTAGTCCTGCCCCGCGATGCCAGCGCGCTCAACGGCCGACGGCGAGACCACGAACGAGCCCTTGAGCGGGTATTGATTGCCGTCCACCTTGAGATAGGCGGTGCCTGCGATTGCGACGCCCATTGCCATACTCCCTGTTGCGAATGAAAAAGCCCGCCGCCCGCTTCACGCGCGGGCGGGCACTTGCGGATTGAGCGACGAGGTCTAGAGCACCGACTGGTCAAAGCCCCGGTCGTATTGCAGCCGGAATTGCGCCAGCACCGCAAAGATGCGGAGCTGGTTGATCAGATCAGGCGGATACAGGACGTTGACGCGGTTCGGGTTGGTCGTGTCGCGCTCGACCAGCAGATTGTCCTTGAAGGCTTTCACGTTCTCGACGAGGCCCTCGAACTCATCCTGGCGATACTGCGCGACCAGTTCGGCCTTGATGATCTTCGGCGTGACGATGGCCTGACCCGGGCCGAACCGCGTTCCGTCGTCCGCGAGCTTGTGGCGCGGGAACTTGCTGGTGATCGCGTGCTTCTGACGCCGCAGCAGAGCCGAGAGCGTGGCGAGTGTCGTCACCAGTTCGTAAGCGTCGTCGGGCTGGCTGTAGAGGTTCTTCTGGTAGGTCGTGGTCTCCCGGCGGATCGTCGGGACGTTGTTGCTGCCGACGCCCTGCGTCGCGAGACCCGCGCCCGCAAGCGCGTTGCATTCCGAGAGCAGGAAGCGCTGATGCTTCGGCGGCGCAAGGGTGCCGGTCAATTCCAGCGTTTGCAGCGGGCGCGCCGGGTCGTTGATCAGGGCGCGGCCCGCCTTCGCCGCATAGGCGGTTGCGACATCCCAAGGCGGCGACGGCATGGAGGGCTCCATGCTCATGACCGAGATCACGCCCGAATTGTTGTTCGGGCCCCATTGCAGCAGATCGGCATAGGTGCCGCGCCGGGCGCTGAAAACGTGGCCGTAAAGCTCGCGCATCCAGCCCCACCGACCATTGTCGGTGAACCCGTATTCCATGTCGATCGCATCGAGCGACGTGCTGTCGGTGAAAGGGAACGCGACGTAGTCGTAGACCTCGTCGCCAAGCGCCGAGATCGCGGCGGTCAGATCGGGCACCCCGGTGCCGCTCGCGAGTTGACCGGTCCCGATATCGATGACGAGCCCGGCGGGCAACGTCTCGCCCGCGAGCGAACCGCCATAATTGATCGCGATGGTGATGTCGTTGCCTTCCACGCCCTTGTGCCTGGCGGTCAGCGTCACGACGCCAGCGGCGGACGCCGCCGTCACCGGCATCGAGAGATCGGCGGTGACGGCTTCGGCGATCGATTGGGCGACGATGTCCACCGTGTCGCCAGCATCGACATGCACGGGCACGCGGCGACCAGCGACGTAGGCATAGACCGTGCCCGCCTGCGTCGGTGCGCCGGTCACCGTGATCGATCCGGTCGCGGCAACGCCCGTCGCCGGTTCGGCGATCGGCAGCATCCAGACCTCCTGCGAGGCGCTGTTCTTGAAGAAGACTTGCGCCATCGCATCGAGCATCGAGCCCAAACCGGCGCCCTGCTGCGCGTCGGCGAGCGAGCCGATCGGCAACGGCACGTCGGCCGCCGCACCGCCGCTCGGCAGCTTGTACCCGAACAGCAGCGCAGGTTGGCGCTGGGTCAGCGATCCCGCTTTCGACGGATCGACCTCGACCCAATACAGCGGCATCTTCCAGTTGGCCGGGATGTCATTGAACGAGATGGGCATCGGGATTTCTCCTTCGGGTTACGGCATGACGACGCCCACCGCCGACCCTCGCGGATCGGGCGCGGAACGGATCAGCGATGTCGGGCGAGCGGCTAGGTCTGCGGAGCGGTCGCGGCCTTGGCTTTCGTCTCGGGCTTCGGCTTCGCAGGCTCGGTCGTGTCAGTGGTGATGACGCCCTCGCGCAGACGGCGGAGCGTGAATTGATCGGCGGGCCACATCGCCCCCTCGGGCCGGAGCACTCCTGCGGTTGGGTGTTTCAACTTCAGATCGCCTACGGCTTTGACGCGGATTTTACGGATCATCGTGCGTGCCTTTCGCGTTTTGCGGGATGTCGTATTCCTGCGTGATCTGCTGCACCTCGGCCGGATCGGTATCGGCGCTCGGGTAACGGGTCTCGACGTGCAGGATCTTGAAGTCGTCAGGCACCACCGGCTCCCAATAGGTGCGGAAGGTGACGACCATCTCGATTTGGATTTCCGCGACCGGCGTCTCGGCGACTTGCGCGTACTGCGACCGCCGATCCATCGCGGTCACGCCCTCGATCATGCGGACGAATTCGGGATTGGTGAGCAGCCGATCGTCGATGTCGGCCATCCGCTCTTCCAAAATGCGCAACTGCTCGCCGGGATCGGCGTTCGAGATCGCGCCAGCGATGCCGAGATGCAGTCGGTGGATGAAACGGATTTCGCCCGCGTTCTCGTCGCCATCTGGCGCGCGCGTCTCGCGAAGGATGTAGACGCCGAGCAGTGGCAGATCGGATGCCGAGACTTGCCGCATCGGCGTGCGCCAATACGACTTGAAGAACGGGACCGGCGCGTCAGGCGTCGGGGCTTTCAGCAACTCGAGCACCTTGTCGGCGATCTCGATCGCATAGGTGCTCATTCAGGCGGGTCCGTCTTGCGAAGCGTGAGGGTCATTCCGCCTTGGCCGTCAACGCTGGTATCGGCGACCCAAAAGGTGGTGCCTGCGGCCTCGCCTTCGGTCGGCGTGATCCGATCGCCGTTGACCGGCGGCACGGTCCATTCGCGCAGCCGGATGCCGAGCGTCGTTTGCTGGTCGGAGAACACCGTGCCGTCTTGCATCTGCACGTCGGTGGGGCCCGACGAGAAGACGCCGCGCGCGGCATAATCGGCCACGCCGGGCTGCGAGACCTCGGGACGCACGGTCACCGAGATCGCGAACGTCGCCATGCCCGGCAAGAGGACGAGCGTCGAGAAATCCATTCCCATTGCTCGCCCTTGCGATGATCAGGTCCGCTTGCCTTGGATCAGCGTGCCCGGGCGCGTGCAGATGTTGAGGTTGTTGGTCTGCACGTCGAGATGGACGCCCTTGTTATTCGCCATCATGTACTGCCGGGCATAGCGGGGCTGGCCCAGCGTGTTCACGGTGTCGAAGTAGTCGGCGGGCGCGAAGTAGGTGCGGAACAGTCCCGGGACGCCGCTGGCGAAGATGTGGCACTTGTCGGGGTCGATGAACGGCGTGGTGCCGACCTGACCGCGATAGTTCGTCCAGAGGATTCCGCCGAACGGGAACGAGCCGTAAATCTGGCCCGCGCTGACGTAGCCCTGGCGCAGTTCCTCGGCTGCGGTCCAGTTCTTGTAGGTCTCGCGCACTTCCGGGTGAGCGATCAGATCGTCGTAGAACTTGTCGCCGCAGATTGCTTCCACGCCACTGAACGGCGTGCCGTCGAGCGCGGTTGCGATGGTGCGGGTGACGTTAGCGCAGAGCTTGCGCAGCGCGCCCGGTGCCGGTGCCGCATTGTCGAGATCGAAATCGACCTCGGCGGGCTGGGCGACGCCGAACAGCGTGTAGAGATTGAGGGTGCTGCCATCGGCATAGGTCACGATGCCTTTGACGGCGCCGATCCGCGAATACTCGATGGTGGCTTCCTGCGACTGGCCGTCGGTCTGCATGCGCTCGCCGACGAGCCGCATCACGCTATCCTCGCCGCTCTCCTGACCGAACGGGCGGATGTTCTGCACTTCCTCGGCATAGACCGCATCGTTGACCTCGAAATGCGGCACGTTGATCGAGAGCAGCGAGCGCTTGCCCTTGTCCAGCGTCACGCCGGGGCCGCCACGCGGCGTGGGCGGGACGAGCGCGAGCACGTTGTTCTTCTGCTCGATCGCGACGGACGTCGTGGTCACGCCGCTCTCGGTGAACAAGCCGCGCGAGCCGAGATAACCCGGGACGAACCTCAGCTTGTTGATGGCATCGGTCAGCGACGTGACGCTGAATGCATCGCTGTTGAAGATGTCGAGCATGGGCATTGCCGTTTCCTTTCAAAAAGACAAAAGCCACCCGCACCCCCGACAGCACGCCGCCGTGGTTGTTGAGGTCGGATAGATTGCTGGGATGGTTGGGCGGGTCCGCCGTTAGCGGACGATGATGCGAGCGACTGCGAGATCGACCGCGATCTGCGCCTTTTGCGGATCGGTGAGACCGGCCTTGTACGTCAGGGTTTTGCCGTTCACTTCGGCATCGCGGACGATCGCCGAGATCGCGGCGGTCGCACCCGCGCCAGTCACGGCGCCATAAAGCGCCAGCGCTGCCGCCGTCTGCGAGCCATCCGCAGCGGCGGGATCATGCATGACGTACTGGCCGCTCGCGGTGACCTTGCCGAGCACTTGGCCGGGCACGATCGTTTGGTTCTGAGCAATGGTGATGTTGCCGCGCGAGCGCTGGCCGTTCGCCTCGGACAGCAAAAACTCGGCGGGGTGCCGACCCTCGTTGAAGGTAGCCATGGTCGCTTCTCCTGTAGCGGCTGGGTTAGGTGCGGATGCGCGAGTTCAACTGCTCCGCGATCCGCGACCACGCAGCAGTGTTCTTCTCGCGCGCGGCCTGCGTCGGCATCGCGCGATGATGTTGGGTCTGGAGCTTCTCGTCGGCCGAGGCCCGCGCATCGATCAGCTTGGCGCGCACGTTCTCGACGGTCTCGCCCGCCTTGATGAAATCGCGCGCCAGGGCGGGAAGGCCCGCGAGCGCGCAAAGCGTATTCACCTCGTTGACGTAGGCGATCGTGCTCTCGCGTCCTTCCGTGCGCGCCGCATCGAGGCTGATGACCTCGGCGCCGCCGCGATTGGTAGGACCCGGGTCCGCCGCCGTCTCCGGCTTCGGACCCGGCTCCTCAACTGCCGGAGCGGGAGGCGGCTCCTGCTCGGCGGTTGTCTTGATCGTCGCCTTGAACTTGACCGCAGCCGCGCTAGGCAAGAGCCGCAGCGAGAAGTTGGCCGCCATCTTGACCTCGGCGCTGACCTCGTCGGCGAGGCCGAATTCCTTCGCCTCATCCGCCGACATCAGGCGGTCCTCTTTCATCAGCGCGGTGACTTCCTCGGCCGACTTGCCGCTGCGGCTCGAATAGGTCGCGGTCAGCGATTGATCGATGCGATCGAGATCGTCGGCCATCGCGCGCATGTCATCCGCATTGCCGAAGGAGAAGCCGCTGGCGCCATGAACGAGCATGAACGAGTTGGCGGGCATCACGATTTTGTCGGCGGCCATCGCGATATAGGACGCCGCCGAGGCCGCGATGCCATCGACGTAGGCGGTGACCTTCGCAGGATGATGCCGAATGGTGTTGTGGATGGTGACGCCATCGAACACGTCGCCGCCGGGCGAGTTGATGCGCAGATCAAGCTGGGTGATGTCGCCGAGCGCCTTCAACTCGGTGTCGAAATCCTTGGCCGAGATCGTGTCCTCACCCCAATAGGAGCGACCGATTTCGTCATAGATCATGATCTCGCCGTTCGTATCGTTAGTCTTCTTCATCGAGAACCATCGGCGCATGGTCTTGCTCCTATGCTGCGGCTTGATTGTCGTCGGGCAGATCGTCGGCGGTCTCGTCGGCGACCTCTTGCGGATCGGGCCCGGTAGGGTCGGCGTTCGGATCGGTGGGCTGGGTTGAGGATGCGCCGTGGATCGGGAAGTCGAGGCCGAGCTTCTTCTCGCGTTCCTTGTCCGCCGCGATCCGCTCGTCGGTCTCCTCGGGGTCGTAGCCTTCGGCCTCGATGACATCGCTGCGCGATTTGAACCCGCTATCGACCGCGAGCTTCTCGGCCTGCCGGTCCTTGAGCGGATCGACCCACTCAAAGCGCGGCGCGATCCACTTCGCCCGCTGATAGGCGATCGGATTGTCGGCATAGCCGGGCAACGCGATCGTGCCCGCGAGCACCGCATCATTCATCCAGCGCAGCCAGATCGGGCGGCACATCTGGAAAACCATGACGTTGTGCTGCAACTGCTCCAACCGGCGCCGATATTCCACGATGACGCCGCGCAGCGACGAGTAGGACGCGCGCCGCGTGTCGCCGGTCCCGAGCATGTAGGGCACGCCCATCGCCGAGAAGCACGCAAGCTGGTTGCGATACTGGAATGCCTCATAGGTGCCGCCGACATCGGCAGGCTCGGAGAACTTGATGTCCTCGCCGGGCAGCAGCGCTTGCATCGTGCCCGGTTCCAGCGGCGCGATGCCGACTTGATCGCTGGTCTCCGATGGTTGGACATCCGGCAAGATGTCCTCGGGCGCGGGCGTGGTGATGAAACCCGCATACATCGCCGCGAGCTTTTTGCGGTCGAGTTCGGCGTCGTCGTACTGGTCGAGGAAATACAGCTTGACCAGCGCAGGCGTCACTAACGGAACGCCCCGGACTTGGCCGGGGCGCGTTGCTCGAAAGATGTGGAGGACTTGATCGGCGGGCACCCGGACCTGATCGGTATTGAGCCCGCCCATCTCGATCGGCCCGTCGCCAGGATGGTTGACGAAGAACCAGTAGGCGACGCGACGCCCGATGAAATCGAACTCGACGCCGTTCATCACGTAGTTGCCATTGGGCGCGATGCGATTGTCCCAATAGGGCAGCATCTCGCTTTCCAGCATCTGGATTTGCAGCGGCACCGTCAGCCCGTCCTCGACGCGCCGCGCGCGGAAACGGATGAAGCACTCGCCCGCCTCGAACAGCGAGCGGGCCGCCATCGATTGCAGCCCGTAGAAGTCCACGAGACCGTCGGCGTCGCACTCGTCGGTCCAGTCGAGCCACGCGGTCATCACCGCATCGCGCTGGCCCTCGGTGGTGATCAGCGACGACGGCTTGATCCCGGCGCCGATCAGGTTGCCGACAAAATTCTCGGACGCAGCGGTCGCATGCGGATTGTTGCGCAGCACGTCCCGGGCGCGGGCGCGCAGCATGTCGCCCTGCCAAGAC